TTATTATGTATAGTCTTAAAAAAGTAACTTCAAAACGTCATTTATTTGGGGCAACCCTTTTTTGAGGGGGGGGATATTTTTTTGGAAGATAAAAGAGAAGAAGAAAAAAATTCTTTGAAAAAGATCTTGAAAAGTTTCCAGAGATGACAAAGAAATTACGAAAACAAAGGAGCCCAGTATTTATTAGGAAAAGGGGCAACAAAAATTAGGATTTGGGGTAAAAATGAGACTGACCATCTGGTATTTAATGTGAATATTATAAACGTTGTATAATATTCAATTATGTTATTAAACCCCAAAAATATTACCAAAAATGAGTTCTTGTGTCATCATACCTATTGCAGAAATCATGGCCAGTCTTCCATTGTTAATTTCTGCGTTTGCCATAAACGGATTATCTTTTTTAATGAAAGTGTCAATATCGAGATCGCCTGGCTGATAAAATTCATCCATAACGAACAAATTGGACGCATTTTCAAAAGGATTTTTCCATCCCAACTTTAAGGACCGCGCTTCAGCAACGGCTACGGCGGCTACAAACGCGGCAAACGTACCAGCGTCATCCAAGGCATAAATCGCTGGCTGATGTGTAACCAACTCGGTGGTTGGGATTGCGACTGAAGCTACCATCCCCCAACGGCAATGTTTTAGTTCTGCTTCGCGTAGTCGCACCCATTCGGACATTGGTTTATCGTGTGAAAAACCAAGTGGGTCAAAAAAACCGAGAGGTCTCGTGGCACCAATATTTCGGTCAAATCCTGACGCAGATGAAAACCAAAGCATGCACGCTACACGAATAAAGCTTAACATTTCTATATAGTAAAGATATAGAAATAAATAACTTTAAATGCTTTTTTTTGTATAAATAAGTACAAATTCCTAAAATTTTCAAGCATCAATAATAAACCCATCAATCTTAAAACGTCTTTACACAAAAAAACAGGACCATTCTACAATGGGGGTCATAGGGGGGCTGCGCCCCCCTACTAGTATTTCATCGGCGGTAACGGCGACAGACACAATTTAATATCCCCCATTTCCGATCCAATATCATACTTCACAATGAGCGGAAGATTATTCTCCAGGTAAATCTCCAGATTCTGAGACAAAGGTGTGCACTTGATGAAATTATTAAGCGATTTGATTGGAAACTCTCCACTCATCACTACAGACGCGCCCGGCTTCTTTCGGAACTTGATAGCGTCCATTTTATCTTCCAAGACAGTCACGTCGGGTTTCTGCTCCGTTCGGAAGATCCGGGATTTCGCGAATTGTCCCTCACACGAGAAAATCAAATCATCACCCACCGATTCAATCTTGATACGGTCAGACAATCCGGTCAGGTCGCGGATAATCTTCTGGAATCCCGCACTGGGCATATGGATAATAGCCGAATAACTCACTTCTGGGACTTCCAACTCGTCCTCTTCCGGTTCGAACAAACGCAATTTATAATTATTGCATTGATTGATTTTCCCATTGTCGTATTGTAGACCTAAGTGAGAGACAGACCCGTCATGGTAATCTTCTTTGTCAATATACATAGAAAATAAATCGTCGTTTGATGTATTGGAAATCAATTTGAACAAGTGTAGGGAGTTTGCACAAATGACGATTTTATCGGGGACGCATTCGTGTTTCTCAAATTTTATCCTTACTGCAACCAGAGTAGTATGGTTTTTATCAAAATTGATTATTTTCATTTCATTTTTATCAATAATCATCGTGACGTCTGGGACAAGATCTTTTAGAGCGCTATATAGATTTCGTATCGGTGCAATTTGAATGGTTTGCATGGTTAATACATTATTTTCAATATCCATCCCGTTGCGTTATATATTCGTATTCGTTTATATTTCTTTTTTTCAACATTTAATTTTTTGTTAGGAATATTGTATATACATACATGGCAGCTTATTTTGAAGAGCCTTTCGTCCTTCAACCGGTTCCTCTCTTATACGACGATACGGTCTCAACCACTTCAATTCAATGTGTTTTATTCGTGAATTCAGAAGCGTCTACCGTAGGAACGTATGCGAATGCTTCCACGTTTCCTATTGTATACGACTCTTCTTCTTCTTTGGAAGAAATTTTAGAAGTAATGCGACGGAAATTCCCGGGAGGTGCGGTAACCCGGATAGGGTTTGCGTTCCATAACCACGGATATTTGACGAAGTTTTGCAATGACGAAGAATGGTTCTCTGATTCCGATATAGTAGAATCTCAAACCGTATTTTCCAGAAATGCCAAGTTTATGTTTGATTTATTACGTGAATTCAAGGTTAAAAACGTGGATTTTTTGGCGTGTAAAACATTACAAAAACATTACCAATGGCGGAAATACTACCAGTTGATTCAAAATCAAACGGGTGTTATAGTTGGTGCGTCTGAAGATGATACGGGAAGCATGAGATACGGCGGAGACTGGGTGATGGAGACGACCATGGAAGATATTCGCGATCTGTATTTCACGCCAGAGATTGAAAATTATGCAAACTTGTTGTCGGTCCTTTCGATTCTGTACAATTTTAATGTTGTCGGAGTAGGAAGTAATTGTTTTACTATAACATGGAAAACACCTACAGTTTCGGTAACAGAGTACAAATTGTCTTATAACGGTGGCCCGGATCAAACGATTTTAGAGTCAAGTGTCACCAAAAACACGCAATATGGGTACTCGGGGTACACAATGAAGAACATTGTAGGTCGGCCGAGTTCGTTTACTGTCTCTTTAAAATTCACGGATGTGAATGGAAATTTAGGATGGGGTACCAAATCTGTGTCGAACATATCCGCAAATGCTTTCAACAATCCAACCGTTAACGCAGCAGTATATGACTCGCCCATTATTTCGAATTCATTCACTCTAATAAGATTCAAGGCATCCGGTGCATTTTCCTTGCCGACGACACCGACTTCACAAACGATTCCAACGGTGGCCGTAATTTTAGTCGGAACAGGAGGTAACGGAGGTAGTACAGCAGGTGGTGCATTTGGAGAAGCAGGAGGTGGTAGTGGTGGTGGTGTTGCATTTTATCCTCTTTATAGTTCGTTTTCCGCAGCACCGCCGTCTTCTCCTGCAACTGTCACTATCGGCGCGACGAAATTTGGAACTTTGCCATCCGTGTCTGCAGGGAATAATGGTCCAAATGGTACCAATGCTATTGCGATCGGAGGGGCTTCTATAAGCACGACGGTTAACGGAGTTACATTAATAAGTGGAAAGGGCGGAAATGGACAATCTGGCGGGGCAACGGGACTTGAAAATTATGCGGCGAGTCCCGGTGTTACGCTAGTTATTCCGGAATTAGAAACCACGTATGGTTTTGCGGGAGGAGGAGGAGGTGGAACATATACGGCAGGGAACGGCAATCCGAATATCAACATATCTCAATATATTGCAACCAGCAATACTAATCGTACGCTTTTCGGATCTGGAGCTGGGGCAACACAAAGTTCATTGGCGACATCGGGTGTGAGTAACACTGGTGGTGGTGGCGGTGGCAAAGGAGAAAGCGCGGGTGGATCTTTTGCAGGAGGGTCTGGTGTTGTGTATATTTATTATTCAACATACTATTTCACGGTGTCTGACATTACAAGCAGCAGCCCAACAGGAGAACCTATTATTCCTTATATTTTAAGCCGACCAATTGCACTCTCTTCTATAACATATCCTGCAGCAATAGGTAGCGTATCCCTCACCGGTGGGTCTGCCCTGAGTGCAGTCGGCGGTACAGCCGTTGCTGGAACTTTTACCATAAACTCTACTGTTTCCAGTTCTGTTTATAACGCTGGTACATATATTGACGTATCGGCCACCTTTAATCCTACCGATACCGCTGCATATTCGTCCGTTGCTACCTCTGTTCCCAGCATTACTGTTTCAAAAGCCACGCCTTATGTTGCATCTCGTCCTACGTCAGCAACTATTGAATATCCGAAAAAAATGAGTTCTGTCGTTATCACAGGCGGGGCGTGTACTGTAAGCAATGGAGGAGCTTCCCTTCCTGGTACATTTACAATCCACCCCGACTTGTCTAACTCCGTATTTGCAGTAGGAACTTACCAAGACGTTTCTGCTATATTTACCCCGACTTCTAATACAAACTACGGCACCGTCGTAACGACCATTCCAACGTTGACCGTCACACAAGTTGCCACTTCTCAGTTACAAAGTCTTGGAGTCCCGGCTGCAGATCTTAAAACCGCAGGATATACGGCAGCAGATTTGAAGACAGCCGGGTTCACAGCGACCCAACAAAAGTCGGCCGGATTCACTGCATCAGAACAAAAAGCGGCCGGATTCACCGCATCAGAACAAAAGGCCGCAGGATTCACAGCGACCGAACAAAAGGCGGCAGGATTCACCGCATCCGAACTGAAAGCAGCAAGTTTTAGCACTGCCGAACTAAAAACTGCAGCGTTCACGCCTACGGAACTGAAAGCGGCGGGTGTTTCCAACGCCGAATTGTACGCCACATTCACCACTTCCACTGAAACGAAATCCGTCACGAAAGCGGTTGTATCGGAAGTGTTAGCATCTACTGCAAAAGCTCCTCTTCCTCTCTCAGACTTGGTCGGTTATTCTTTCGCATCTTCCGTGCAATCGGTCTTGGCCGTAAAAGTCACCGAAGTGAACAGTCCAGTTGCAGTTACCCGATCTGAAATACAAAACGGCATTACCGCAATTTATGCAGTTCTGGATGTGTCTGGGGGGTACGTGATATTACCTACATGGTCTTCTTCGGTTCGTGTGATGAATATTGGAAATGAACTATATCGTGTATATGACTCAACCGGAAATACGATACTTGATAATAATTTACAAACTGGGACAACGCGTACGTATGATGGTATCACGGTGGTGATTGGAAGTGTGACTGCAACTTTGGCAACTCCTCCGAGTGTGAATTTCGTCTTGAATGCTTTAAATAGTTCTATCCAACTTTCCACATCCTCTGTTATTCCCAGTTATTCTCAGTCGTTTACTGCAGATGCGACAATTACACTTAACACGAGTGTTCCTGCGAGTGTGTTCCAAGAAACCTTCTTTTTCAGAACCGATACCGATATTACTACAGATGCTTCTTTCGTGTACTACTATGTGGATACCACGAAATGGCCTAATAAGAATACCACTTTGAGTGCAAGAAATGGAATTGTCACTTCCAACGGATATGTCGCGAGTGATACCGGTGCCAAAGACTTTTTGAGAGATCTGGCAAGGCAATTATTCGGAACATATCTCGGCGCGGACTTGTTCACCAACGAAGATGCGGTGGTGGCGGATATCAATACGAAATTCGACACTGTCGCGAACAATATAGTGTCCCTTCTGAATAGTATTGATAAAACGAGCGGTTCATTCAGTGGTATTACA